AGTTCAAAAGTTTGTAAAACTACAAAGAAAAAAACATTTAACAAATAAGCCAATAAAAAAACCAATGTCTGTGCGTTCTGCAAAAGCAAAAGGCAGAAAATTACAAACATGGGTTGTAGAAAAAATATTAGGTATGTTTCCCGTACTTACAGACTTAGATGTTAAATCAACTCCAATGGGAGTAAACGGTGTTGACGTGCAGTTATCTACATTAGCACAAAAGCTATTTCCTTATGATGTGGAGTGTAAAAATACAGAAAGAACTAAAACAATTTATAATTACTATGAGCAAGCTATAGACCATACTAGTGGGGGCGAGCCGTTAGTTATTATAAAGATGAATAGACAAAAACCATTGGCTATTGTTGATGCAGAACATTTTATGGAGATGACGTTATGTCAGAAGAAGACACTTTAAAATTAGAAGCAGGGGACTCTGCTATAGTTATTCGCCATAACGGGGATAATGCAGGCGGATTTCTTGTAGAAATATATCACAATATGGACAAGGGTAAACTAACTCTTTCAGACATAGCATTTTATGCTTTACTTACCCGCGGAATGGCATATCATGTAACCACCGACTTAGACTCCGTGCTTAACTACGGCAGGAAAAGTTTTGAAGATACCACAGATTTATTAACTTTACATTAGAGACATATTATGGAAAAGCAACTAGAATTATATAGTACAACTACATCTGACACTGTCAATAGTCCTCCACATTACACAACATCTAGCAAACTAGAATGCATTGATGCAATTAGGGAAGCTACCGGTGAAGGATATGAATATTATTTACAAGGTGTTATATTAAAATACCTATGGAGATATCGCTATAAGGGCACGCCAGTTGAAGACTTACAGAAAGCAGAGTGGTATCTAAAGCGGCTTATTGAAATAACTCAAAATGCAGAAACAAAAAAATAAAGTAGTAATTAAAATAATAGCAGACGTTGAAACAAAAGAATTTGTTCTTGACGAAGAAGAAATGCCTTATATTTTAGAAGATATGTTAGAAGACTTATTACATGAAATATCAGGGATAGAAACAAAAGATATAACGATAAAGGTAATCAAATGAATATAACAACACTTCCAACATATTATCAGCAATTTATTCACAAGTCTAGGTATGCTAGATGGATTGAAGGCGAAAACAGACGCGAAGAATGGGACGAGACTATCCATCGCTACATAAATTTTATGAGCGCGCACCTTATGAAAAAACATAATTATAAATTAGATAGCACAGTACAAGAAGATTTGTACAAAGCGATAGTGCAACAAAACATAATGCCATCTATGAGATGTGTTATGACTGCAGGAGAAGCTTTAGAAAGAGATAACACGGCAGGATACAACTGTTCGTATCTACCAGTAGATGACCCTAAATCATTTGATGAAGCTATGTATATTCTAATGTGTGGAACGGGTGTTGGTTTTTCTGTTGAAAGAAACTATGTCAACAAACTACCGGAAGTTCCAGAGAAGTTATTTACGGCTGAAGAAACTATAATAGTTAGCGATAGCAAAGAGGGCTGGGCAAAAGCATTACGCAAACTACTAGCTTTATTGTGGTCGGGCGAGATACCTAAATGGGATTTAAGCAGGGTTAGACCTGCAGGGTCTGTTCTAAAAGTATTTGGTGGTCGCGCTTCCGGTCCTGCACCATTAGAAAGCCTATTTAAATTTATTATAATGACATTTGAGAATGCTAAAGGTAGAAAGCTATCAAGCCTAGAATGTCATGATATAATGTGCAAAGTTGGGGAAGTGGTTGTGTCAGGTGGCGTAAGAAGGTCTGCTATGATTAGTTTGTCTAACTTATCTGACGATAGGATGCGTCATGCAAAAACTGGTGAGTTTTACAAACTACAACCACAAAGACAAATGTCTAACAATTCAGTGGCTTACACAGAAAAGCCGGACATGAAAACTTTTTTACGTGAGTGGCTATCTTTAATAGAGTCAGGCACTGGCGAGCGAGGCATGTTTTATAGAGGTGCTGCAAAAAATAAAGCAGAAGAAAATGGCAGAAGAGATAGTGCATGGGATTTTGGAACTAATCCTTGTTCTGAAATTATATTGCGACCATATCAGTTTTGTAACTTATCAGAAGTAATTGTAAGAGGCGACGACACTGTAGATGATATTTCTAAAAAAGTAGAGCTTGCCACTATACTTGGAACATTTCAGTCAACACTCACAAATTTTCCGTACCTAAGAAAAGTATGGCAGAAGAACACAGAAGAAGAAAGATTACTTGGCGTGTCCTTAACTGGTATTATGGATAATAGCATCATGAATGGCAGAGATGTTGGAAACCTTGATGAAATACTAAGGGAACTTAAAGAAGTTGCTATTGATACAAACAAAGAGTATGCAGAAGCTTTAGGTATTCCACAATCAACAGCTATTACTTGTGTAAAACCAAGTGGCACAGTTTCACAACTTACAGATGCCGCATCAGGTATTCATGCAAGACACAGTCAGTATTATGTAAGAACTGTTAGGGGAGATAAGAAAGACCCTATTACACAGTTTATGATGGAAAAAGACATACCTTGGGAAACTGATTTATGGAACAACAACAACGCTGTATTTAGTTTTCCAATTAAGTCACCTGATAATTGTATTACTAGAAATGATATGACTGCCGTTGAACAGTTAGAATTTTGGAAGATATATGCGGATAACTGGTGTGAGCACAAACCTTCTATTACTGTTTCTGTGGGTTCAGAAGAATGGCTAGAGGTTGGAGATTGGATATACAAAAACTTTAACATTGCTTCCGGTTTATCTTTTCTACCAAGAAGTGAACATGTATATCAACAAGCCCCGTATCAAGATTGTTCACAAGAAGAATATAAGGAGTTAGTAAAAACTATGCCGACAGATATAGATTGGACAGAATTAACAAAATATGAAAATGATGACAATACAGTTGGAGCACAAACACTTGCTTGCTCCGGAGATAGCTGTGAAGTTGTGGACATAACCTAATGGCAACTGTAGATAGATTTTTTAAAGAGGGTCAATCTGCTTTTTATAAACCTAAAAAGTACGGAAGGTTTATACATCATGCTTGTAATCCGTACACAAGTAGTTCGTTTCGTGGCAAAGAATGGCAACGAGGGTTTAACAACAGTTATGGCAAAATTTTAAAAAAACGCCATAAATTTCCGGGTACAAAGACACACGGGCATGTCGTTTCACCCCTCTGAGGGGCTTTAAAACGAGACGTTTTTTGAACAGAATAGTCGAAAAGGAGCAAATATGCGAGAAATGCTAATTGGAGCAGCAAGAACCTATTACATGGGTTTAATTAACAAACACATAGCAAATGTGGAAGTTTTGTTAACTAATCCTACAGGAATAGGAGAAGATGCCCATCAAGATATCCAAGGAGTAATAGAAATAGAACTTGGCAAGATAGCTGATTATCATGATAAGCTAGAGATGTTACAAAAGTTTTTTGTAAAGCCTCAAAATAAAGAAGAAGCACCTGCTGAAGAAAAAACAAAAAAGTGAAACCTTCAGTAAAGGACAGAAAAAAGTTTGACCTTGATTTGCAGTATGGTCAAGTTCGTGAGGACATGGTAGCAGAGATGTTACAGGGCTGTAAAATTGAGGTCAAATCTGAAAGAGATTTGTGGCAGAAAACGGGCAACATTGCTATAGAGTATGAATCCTATGGCAAGCCCTCTGGCATAATGGCAACGGAATCCGAGTATTGGTTTCACAATCTTTGTATGGGCGATACTACCTACGTAACCCTTGCATTTAAAACGGAAGTGTTAAGAGATTTAATAAAGTCTTTAGATTATATTAAAACTGTGCGTGGTGGAGATAATCTAGCATCTAAAATGTATTTAATTAGTTTGCAAAAGTTATTTTCTAGCGACGTCATAAAAACATTTGGACAACAAAATGACAAACAAAAGACTTGAACTACTAAATGAATTTAATGTCCATGTATCGCCTACTACAAAAGGGGTAGGCATTACAATTCTTGGACAAGATACTGAACCTTCTTTTCATGAGTTCTATTGGCATAATTTGTTAGATGATTTAGTTGAAGAGCATACTGTAACTGTGTTAAAGACAAGCGATACACGCATCACACAAGATAGCAAAGAAGCTTTGTTAAGAATAGCCGCAGCTATGAGACTTTGTTCTTATACTTTAAATAAGAAGGTTCGCCAACTTAAAGTTGTTGACCT